CCGCGACGCGCGCGCGCCCCGCCACCCCCGCCGCGCAGACCCAGCCGCCGCGGCGCGAGGCGAGCCGCCGGTCGATCCCTCCCAAGGGCAACACGCCGGCGGCAAGCCGGCCCCCCGCAGCCTCACCGAAGCGCTCCGTAACCACTACAACATCACATAAAAAATAAGGAGGCTCGCTATGCCTATTACCCTGGCAGACGCCAAACTCAACACCCTGGAAGACTACGACCCGGCGATCATCGACGAGTTTCGTAAAAACTCCCCGCTGCTAGATGCCTTGATCTTCGATACCGCGGTCAACCCCGCAGGCGGCGGCGCCACCCTCGAATACGGATACCGCAGGCTAGTCACCCAGCGGGGTGCCGAATTCCGCGAAATCGGCAAAGAATACACCCCCCAAGAAGTCAAGACTGTAAAAAAGTCCGTGGAGCTCAAACCGCTGGGCGGCACTTTTGAGGTGGATCGGGTGCTCGCCCACCTCGGCCCCGCAGCCAGCGACGAGGTGGCCCTGCAGACCTCCCAGCTCATCAAAGCCACCAATGCGAAGTTTAACGATGCGATCATCACCGGTGACACCGCGGTCGATGCCAAAGGCTTTGACGGCCTGGACAAGGCGCTGAAGGACTCCGCGACCGAGCTGAACGCCACGGGGGAGAAAGACTGGACCGTTCTCACCACCGCCGACACCGCGCTGGCTATCCTCGACGACCTGGATGAGCTGCTCGGCGCCCTGGATGGCCCGCCCACTCTGCTGCTCTGCAACAAGCGGGTGCTGGCGAAGATCCGGGCAGCCGCACGCCGGGCTAACCTCTACACGCAACAGCCGGTCGAGGGGCTGCTGGGTGTGGGTGGCCATGAGATCACCCGGGAAATGCTCGGCAATGTCATCCTGGCGGATGCCGGTGAGAAGGCCGGCACGAACGACCCGGTGATCCCTGTGACCGCGGGCAAGACTAGCATCTATGCTGTACGCATCGGCCTAGACGGCTTCCACGGTGTGACCACTACCGATGGTCAAATGCTGCGAACCTGGCTGCCTGACTTCAGTACCTCCGGCGCCGTGAAGCGCGGCGAGGTAGAGTTGGGGCCGGTTGCTCCGGTGCTCAAAAGCACCAAGGCCGCCGCTGTGTTGCGCAACGTCAAGATCGGGGCCTAGTCATGGCCATCGTGAAAACCCCCGTCGAGGGCTACACCGGCCCCATCGGCGCTGACCTTTTCGTCGGCGGCGTCTGCACCGACGTCCCCGACGACCGGCTGGAATACTACCGGCGGCAAGGCTACATTATCCTCGACCAGGAAATTACCACGTTGCCGGAGACGCCAATCCAGCTGCCAGCCGATGGCGCCCCGAAAGCCGACTGGGTCACTGTAGCTGTTCAGCTCGGCATTGACGTCAAAGGCAAGACCAAAGCTGAAATCATCGCAGACGTCACCGCATCCACCCCGCCAGCGGAGGAGTAACCCCCATGGCCACCTGGCTCACCGCCGACCCTAAAACCCTGTGGCCACACCTCGACGACACCCGCCTGGAGGAAGTGAAACGCCTCATCGAGAGGGCGGAGCACATCATCCTTCAGCGGTTCCCCAGCATCCCCACCCGCATCCAGCAACACCGGCTCAGTGTTGAAGTCGTTGCTGGCGTCGTGGAGGATATGGTGACCCGCGCTATCGCCAAGGATGATCGGGGTGGGCTCACCCAGCTGGCCTACCCGGAGGTGACCATGCAATGGGAAACCGACGGCGGCCTGGGGCAAGGCTCAAGGCTGTGGCTCACCACCGATGAGATCGTCCTGCTGTCCCCGCAGCTGGCCCAGGGCGCCTGGAGTATCCGTCGCAAAGCCACGCCCACGCTGCCGGAGGACCGATGCTAACCCCTCGTGTCCTCTTCCAGCCTGGGTGGCAGTATCGGCGGCAAACAACCACCCGTGACGACCCTATCACCGGGGAAGTCATCGCCACCACCTACGAACCCATTGCCGGCACCGGTCTCGTCCAAGAGGCCTACTGGACCGGCATGCAAGAAACCACACCCACCGGCGGTATCCGCGACGAACGCCTCGTAATGCCCCCCCCCCCCGGCCCCCGGGGGGCCCGCCTTGACCCCCCCCCCCAAGGCCGATTCCCCCGGCCCCGACGGCCGGGTGTGGCAGTGCATCAGCGACGGCATCGCCCGCGGCATCCCAGGCCGTCCATCCGACTACATTGCGGCACGAGTCCGCAGAGCAAAGGAGAAAGAACAACCATGACCGAAACCATCCCCACAGACCAAGCAAAACAACTGCTGCCCGAGGAGGAAGGCGTCCACGACGGCATCTACCACGGCACCGACGACGCCGGCAACCCCTTCTACACCGCGGCCGGCAGCCCCTACCATCTCGCCGACATCCGCAAGAAACAAGCCGCTAAAGCCGACCAAGCCGCCGAGAAGGAGACAAAGGAGGACCCCAGTGGCGAAAGCGAAACTCACCCTGTACCGGCGCCGAATACTCCGCGAGCTGCGGCGCCAAACGGTGCCAGCCCGAAAGAAAATCGCCCAGGAAATAGCCAGCCAAGCTAAAGCTATCGCCCCCGTCCTCACCGGCGACTACCGTGACGGCATCGGCGTCAACGTGCGTGGCACCATGGTGCGGGTTGTCGATAACGATGAACTTTCAATCCATAAAGAGTACGGCACTGCCGATACCCCCGCCCACGCCGTCCTCACTGGCACCGCCATGCGATTTGGCCGCTACCGAGGCATGAGGCCCCGATGAGCGCCATAATCCCCACCGCCTACATCCCCGGAGAGGTACGCAAACATCTGCTGGCTGACGCCGAATTCGTCCGCCTGCTACGCGGCGGTGCCGTCACCTGCCGGGAGGTTCCCGACCCGCTCACCAAACCCCACGTCACAGTCAAAGCCGTAGGCCACCAAGGCGGCGACCCCAGGCTGCACCGGGTACTCATCCAAATCACCCCCTGGGTGCCCCGACCCGACGTTTCCCGAATCCCCGAAGACCCCGACATCACCGCATGGAACCTCGCCACCCGCGCCGGGGAGCTCCTGGCCAGGGCAAAAAACATCATCGTTGATGACACCCACGCCTGGTCCGCTCACTGGGTGGACGGCCCCATCCAGCTGGAGGACAAAGGCCGGGGTCTCGACCGAATCATTTACTACGCGCCTGTTCGCATTGGTGTTCACCTGCGCAGGCGCACAATCTAAACTGTTAGGAGTGAATCATGTCTGATTTTGCTGATTCCAAAAAAGCCCACGTGTGGCTGGACGGTGACGCCTTCCGCGCCCCCGTAGGCACCCCCATGCCCACCGACCCGTTTGCCGCTACCCTCACCGGGTGGGACGCCTACGGCGGCATCGAGGCAGGCATTGAAGTAACCGCCGAGCAGCAGGTCACCAAGAAAAAAATCTGGAACAAACGCAACGCCATCTACAAGATCATCCGCGACGCCCTAGAGAGCGGCATGAAGCTTCGCGCCGTTGACAACTCGAAGGCTACTTTGCTGACCCGCTTGCAGGGCGGCAAGATCACCAAGAAGGGCGACCTCTACGTCGCCGAGCTTGGGCTTGGTGAGGAATTTGCTTTCTTCAGCCGCTTCGACGACGGCGTTTCCAAGATGGCATTCTATTGCCCTCGCGTGACTCTGGCGTCGCCGGCGAAGCGCGCCACCCTCGACGACCAGAACCTGGACGGCTGGGAATTCGACAACTCCTTCCTTGAAGGCTACGAGGAAGTCCTCCCCGAGCTGCCCGCAGGCATCACCGTGCCCTAATGACAAATCCTTCATGCCCATTTTGCGCAATCATCATGGGGGAGGGGCCTGCGCGGGTGGTGTACCGCGACGACCATGCCGTGGCGTTTTTCCCGCTTCGACCCGCGGCTCTTGGCCACACCCTGGTGGTTCCCCGCCGGCACATGCCCGATATTTGGGAGCTGCCAGAGCAGACCGCTGCGCACCTATCTCGCACTGTCTTGCGGGTTGCCGCGGCGTTACGTGCGGCTGTCACCCCGGATGGGCTGAATATCATCCAGTCCAACGGGGCGGCAGCAACCCAAACCGTCCCTCACCTGCATGCACATTTGGTGCCGCGCTGGGCAGCAGATGCTATGGGCCCTATTTGGCAGGCTAAACCTCCCCGCCACCCGCCACAGGTGCTCGACAACCTCCGTGACAAGCTGGCTGGTCTCATATTGGGTGTTGGCCCGTGCCCGAACCTTTATTCCTTCCAAACACTAGGAGAAAACGAAACTCATGGAAAAAATCGACCTTTTTGAGCGTGCTCTTGCTATCAACGGCGGAGACCCTGTCGCCACTACCCTGCTTGGTGTTGACCTGTCGTTGCGCCGGGATTTCACCGGCCAAGAAGCCCATAACATCGTCAGGGCTTTATTTGACCACGCTGATGAGGCGATCCACGACCAAGCCACCCGTGTTATCGCCCTGGTGTCCGACTCTCCCAAGAAAGATCAAGAGGCGTTCGTTGACCAGCTCATGACGTTGAGTCTCGCCGAGGTCATGCGGGTGTTTGATGTCATCGGCGAGATCTGCGGCTACCGGGATGCCGATGGCAATTTTTTTCCTACATCCTCCAGCTAGTTAACCCCCAGGAGTTCGCTAGGCGACTGGTCGGGTTCCAATCCAAATACCACCTGAACTATCGCCAATGTCTGGCAGAAATGTGGTGGGTTGACCTAGCGATACTCGCTGATGGGCTAGACGATTGGACCCCCACTGACGAAAACATCGCCCGCCTGGTGGACCGGGAGGATTACTGGCTGAACTCCGAATATAAATCGTGGATCACCGACCCAGACGACCCCGAGGTGCAGGCGGAGAAAACCCGCCAGAAACTACTAGGCGTGAAGCCCCCGGAGCAGCCACAGCTGTGGCCTGTCGCGGTTCGCCCAACTGCGCTGCAGCAGCAGCTGGTGCAGGCAGCCACCCAGGCGGCGGAGAAGACGGCTAAACCGGCAAGAAAGAAGATCACCATCACGGAGTTTCTGCGCATGCGCGGCAACTAGAAGGCACCCGAAACGTTAGGAGGGTATAATGGCCGGCGGCAAAATTGATATTCTGGTTGAGCCGAACACCAAAGGATTCAACCGCGCCCTGGAATCCAGCCTAGGCAGCGCCCTGGGTATTGCAGGGAAACTCGGCGCAGGCATCGGCGTCGCCCTCGGACTTGGCAGCGTCGCCAGCGACATCGTTTCTGTCGGCACCGAATACCAGAGCCAACTGAACACCATGGCGGCGGTGAGCCAGGCGACCGCGGGACAGATGGATGCCGTGCGAGCCAAGGCTAGGGAACTCGGCAACGACATTAGCCTCACTGGTACGTCGGCGTCTGATGCCGCAGCGGCCATGACCGAGCTCGCCAAAAACGGTCTGACCGTCGCCCAGTCCATGGAAGCTTCCAAAGGTACCTTGCAGCTGGCTGCTGCCGCCCAGATCGACGCCGCCCAAGCCGCCACCATCCAGGGGCAGGCTCTGCAGGCGTTCGGTTTGGGCGCCCAAGAAGCAGGCCGGGTATCCGACATTCTCGCCGGCTCGGCGAACGCTAGTGCCGCGGAGATCACCGACGTGGCCCAAGCCCTCCAGCAGGCCGGCACAGTGTCGCACGCTTTTGGCGTGAGCATCGACGACGCCTCCACCGCGATCGCTATGTTCGCCAATGCCGGCATTACCGGCTCCGACGCCGGCACCCTGCTGAAAACGTCTCTGCTGGCGCTCACCGATCAAGGCAAACCCGCGCAAAATGCCATCCACGACCTGGGCCTAACCGTCTACGACGCCCAAGGTAAATTCGTGGGTTTGCCGTCCCTGATCGGCCAGCTGAACGCCGCGTCAAACCGCATGACAGAGGAACAGTATCAAGCAGCGACCGCCACTTTGTTTGGCTCCGATGCCATGCGGTTCGCATCCATAGCTGCTGGTAAAACCACCGAGGATTTTAATGCTCTCAGAGAGTCAGTTACCCGGCAGGGGCAGGCCGCCGAGGTAGCCGCCGCCCAAACCAAAGGCCTACCGGGCGCCCTGGAACGTCTCGCCAATGCTAAAGAAGACCTCACCCTCGGCCTGTTTGAAGCTCTCCAGGATGACTTGGTGGCAGCCGCCGACGCCGGTACTGCCGCCCTCGGCAAGATCGGCCCCGCCGCCGAATCAGGCATCCACCTAGCATCCGGCGCCGTGCACGGGCTCATCACTGTGCTAACCCCTGTAGCCGGCCTCGCATCCACACTCGCCAACGACTTCACCGGGCCCCTGCTCGGCATCGCCGCCGTCATGGCCCTGAAAAACTGGACAGACTTCCCTGCGAAAATCCAGCAAGCCACCCAGTCGATGGCCACGATGAAACAAGGTGTTGCCGATCTGCAGGAATACTACCGAAAAGGCCACAAAGCGATCAGCGAGTTCGACGCGAAAACCCAATACATGATTACATCATCCAACGGGTTGACGCAGGCCTTAGGTAGGTCGCGGGAGGCATTCAGCTCCGGGTCGGAGACTATGCAAGTCGCGGCTAAACGCTATTTTTACGCGGGCAACACTATCGCATCCGGCGCCGCAAAAATAGGCAACGCTGCTGCAGGTGCCGCTAAAGGCGGCCTCTCCCTCATGAAGTCCGCCGCGGGCGGCCTAGTAGGCGCCTTAGGTGGCCCGTGGTCCGTTGGCATCATGGCCGCCGGTGCAGTCATCGGCGGATTCGTCGAAGCGAACCATGCTGCTACTGAGGCCCAGCGCAAGCTAGCAGCAGCAACAAAAGCTACTCAAGTTGCCCAAAATGATCTGGCTAAAGCAGTCGCGGGCACTACTGGGGCTTTAACTGAACAAGCAACAAAAGCTGCAGAAAAACTTGCTGACGCTACCCTGACACAGTTCACTGCTGTTGGGGAAAACAGGGCGAACCCGTTCTATAAATATCTTACTGATGCTCCCACTATTACCTACGAAGACCGCCGTAAACTCTCATTCGCAGAGCTAAAGGAAATCAACCATGGGGCAGACGAGGTCTCGGCCGCCTATAACACGTTAGACTCCACACTCACTACTCTCGGCCTGAGCATGGAAAAACTCAACAGCATCGTTGCTGAAGGCGGTGACGACTATAAGAAACTCGTTGCCGCGCTACGTGCCGCTGGTGAGGAAGGCGAGCGTGCCGCGGGCTACCTGGAGAAGTCACGGAAGCAGATCGAAGACACGATAGCGGCTGCGCGCCGGGTTGACCCTGCTGCCGCCCAGGCCGCCAAGGGCATTGATGTTCTGGCGGATTCGTCGGCCAACGCCAACGATAAGCTGAACGCCCTGGAGTCGATCATGCAGGCCATGGGCCTGGCGCCTATGGCGGCAGAAGAAGCCATGGCTTCCGCTGCCCAGGCTGCGACTGATATAGCGAAATCCGCCGAGACAGCGAGCCACCCGGTAGAAGAACTGGGCGAAAATCTCGGCGACCTAGCTGCCGGAAAGCTGGACCGTACGAATAACAGCGCTAACGAGCTAGCTAAACGATTCGCAACAATGCGGCAGGAGCTGGAGAAAGTAGCCACTGCTGGCGGCCCAGTTAACGAAGCTTATAAACAATTCCAAGGAACGTTTACCACTCTCGGCCAGGAGTTCGGCCTGACTACAGAGCAAGTCCAGCACCTGGCTGATGCCTATGGTGTGCTGCCCAAAGAGATCACCACCCTGGTCGGCGTCAATAGTGAGGGCGCCAAGAAGGAACTGGCCACAGTCTGGTCGCAGTTATACCCACTCGAAGCCGGCACCAGTATTGAGGTCAAAGCCGTGGGTGACCAGGCCATGGGCGTGCTCAAAGACCTGGGTGTCAAGGCAGAAAAGCTGCCTGATGGAATCAACATGAAGCTGACCGCCACCGATGCTGACGCTGTGGCCAAGCTCGGAGAAGTGGCAGCGAAAGCCGACGCTATCGGCGGCAAACCAGTCGACGTGAAACTGCTGCTGGACGACACGCGGTTCACGACCAACGTGACAGCTGCTAAAAACCTGGTTGATGACTTAGCCATCCAGAAGCCCTCTCCCCAAGCGCAGCTCATCATTGATGATTTCCTCAAGACTGGGGAGATTGCCAAAGGTGACCTGTACTACCTGACCGGCCTATCGGCCCGCCCCCAGGCTGAACTGAACAAAGACCTGTTCGACGCTGGGTTTAACACCACCAAGGAACAGTTGGACTCGCTCACCCGCACCACAGCGATGCCGACCGTTGACGCGAACACCGCGCCCGCGCACAACAAGATTCGTGATCTCTGGAACGCGCTAGTTTCACTGACGGCTATGGGGCCGGTCAGCGTTATGGGCATAGCGGCGAAAGCCACCGGGCTTTCAGGAAAAGCAGCTGGTGGCCGACTACCAACGACCGGCCCTGGCACCGACACCACCGACGGCATCCTTGCAGTCAACCCCCAAGGCGCACCCCTGGCGTGGGTGGATGCCGGCGAGTGGGTCATCAACCGACGCTCGGCTGACCAATACAACCACACTCTGCGCCACCTGAACCAGGGTGATGGGCCAGGCGCCCTGGCTGCCCTCTATAACGAGTTGCCCCGCCACGCTACGGGTGGGCGGGTGCAGAAGGTTAAGACTGATTTGGCCCCGCTGGATGGCACCCCCTACATTCTGGGCGGGTTTTCCCTGGCTGGTGTGGATTGTTCCGGCGCTGTGAGCGCCGCGGTGAATTCTTGGGAGGGCGCCCCGATCTTCCAGTCCCGTATGAGCACCGCCACGGAAGGCCCGTGGCTTGCCGGCCACCGCGCGCCGCCCCGCCCCGCCCCACCCGCGGCGTT